TATTTACTCAAAGGTACTCCCAACAACAATTCCAAACTACCTATATCTGGAGTTTCTATATCGTTTAGATATTCTAGAGTTGGTCCACTGTTGGTGAATGTTCTTACTGAGTACCAGAAGTTATCCAACTTGTTAGGTTTAGAAGCAGTCACTCTGTCTACGAACTGACCTATAGCAAGACCAGTCTGAGTTGAGCCTACAGGTGCAGTCAAGTTGACAATTCTATTACCACCTACTGTTACTCTTTCTATTTTGCCTTGAGCGTTAGTGGCTACAAAACCAATAGCACCATCGACAGGCTGTCCAGACTGAACATCTACTTCACCATAGTTATCTTCAAGCCAGATATCTTCTAAACCACCTTCAAATCCATGGAAGATATAAGCTCTTGAGAAACCGTCACCGCTGTCGTTCTTACGCATCTCATTGCCGAATACTCTAATACCTGTTGCGAATACACGAGCCACCTGGAACTGATTACCAACATAAACACCTCGATGAATACCCGTTCCATCAGGACATTCAAATTTATTATATTTGACAGTCATGTTTTTAACAGGTCCGTTTTCATCACCAGCAGAAACACCTCTGGTTCCTATGCGGATAGCGGTTAATTCCAAACCAGTATTGATTGAACCAACAGCTAAATTTTCACCAGTATTACCTTCTATCACTGTGTCTTCACATGATAGAATTCGCATTATACCCCCATAACTATAATTACCTTCAAAATGGTTGAAGCTGATAGTACCTCCTTTTGATCTAGCTTCTTTAGGTGAATGCTGATTCATCATATCAATACCACCGCCATAGAAAACACCTTGTGCGATATTTGCAATAATGCGATTATAATCAATATTGAATGTAAACAGACCTCCAGCAACGTGTATCGGATACCACACGTTATCAGTACAATCATTATGAGTACATTCTAGATTGGTAATATCTCTTACAAAGATTGCCGCCCCTGTTGTAGATGTCAATTCATTACTTTTAATAGTAACATTGTCAACATTATCAACATATAAGGCATGGGAAACAATAAGGTTGTTAGTACCTGTCAAACCATCAGAATTGTTTAAATTTTCAACTCTGTTGTTTAAATATTTATGATTTTTAAACTTAGTAGTACCATCGCCACCAAAGAATCCATACTGATTAGCAGTTAGGGTATATACCAATCCATTTCCGTTTTGCCCTACGTTTTCAACGTGAACATCGTTTGTTTCAAAAGAAAGAGCTTTACCACCTGTAGTCCCCAAATCAGGAACTAAATATGTTTCAGTGGGTGAAGCAGCTACCCAAGCCAGAGGCGATGAACATACGACAGGTGACGTTATACGAATAGCTCCAGGTGTATCTGAAGGGAATCTTGTAGCGTTCACCCAAGTTTCAAAAGCAGCGGTATCATCTTCAACACCGTCGGCTATCACACCTGCGACTTTGAAGTTAGCTGTTTCTGGATTGAGTAGTCGTAACTGAACACCGCTAGAACTATTGTCTAAATATGTGAACCCGTCATCTGTTCCAGTCGCAGCCGCCACTACGACATATTTAGCCTCACCTTTATCACCGACTGTTTTTCTACCGCCAGTCATGACGATATCGCCTTCCACCAAAATAGAAGAGTCTATAGCTGCTTCAGCAGTTAGGAAAGTTATTTCTCGCTTATAGCGTTCCCAATTAGTACCGCCATCAGAAACAGGGTCGTTGCCATTTTGTTCAACGATAGCCTTATATAGTGCTGAGTCGCTACCTTTTACAATAGCTCCAACAGGATAAGAGGTGTCGGTGTCCCATATACCTATACCCTGTTCATTTATGTAAGCTAATCCTTGAGTGAATAACTGTTGTAAGAAGTTAAAATGCTCAAAAGGAGGAACTTCAGCTTGCCATCCGGCATTGAATTTTCCTGGTGTTGTTGTATCTGGATCCACCACGTTAGCAGGAGGAGCGCCATTAGCCCAGACACGAGTTAAGTCGGGTTTTGTTGTTGCCATATTTATTCTCCAGTTAGAATATTAAGTTACCAAATTTACCGCCCTGATTAGGGTTGCTTAGTGACCCAAGTCCCGCGCTATTTGGCACTCCTTGGAATCCAAAAAAGTTACTACTGTCAAATTCTGTAACATAAGTCGCTTGAACACCAGCAGTTTTTGGAATTATATCTGTATCTAGCAATATTGATTTTTCGTTTAATCCTAATTTCTTACCGATACTTACTTCATACCGAGTATCGCCATCTACAAATAACACTAAAGGTGAATCAAATATATATCTTATTTGTGCGATTATGTCTTCAGGTGTAGAAGCTGTTGAGTTTCTGGCTATTCTAGCTTTAATGAACAATCTATATTCATCATCGGTAAGTTGTCTTATACCAGTTGTTATTTCATCTACGAATTTAAATCTACCACCTACAGAAGCATCTGATAAAGTACCAAACGGCTGAGCTTGAGGGTTATCAAAGAAACCAAAGTAATCAAATATTTCAGCGTCTATAAATTCGCGAGACTGACCTACTATAGAACCTAGTATATCTAGCTGGACACCTTCGGCAGTATCTATCCATCTTTTTTCAAGTAGGTCACAATAAACTTGTTCTAAAGTATTGGACTCAATTAACAGCGCTCTTATATAAGATATTAAATTGGTAGACTCTTTAAATTCTGTAGCGAGTCTACTTATAGCTAATTCTTTGTGATCTATAGTGTTCATGAATTCACCGTTATATTAATCACTAGGAAATTAGATGTTTCTGTAGCACTTATTGGAATATTTGAAGTTACTACCGGACTAGGTGAAGTACCTATACGCAAGGCATCAATTTCATGCCCTTGAACAGAGTTGATAGGCGTGTATAACCTAGTATAAATAACATCGTCAGCAAGAGAGAAACCTCTACCCGCTATTAAATCACCGTTAGCATAATCTACGATAGCTTGTTTAATAAGGTCATCACCGTTAGCTGGATATTCTGCAAAGGTTGTTAGATCAACTTCTACATAGATATCAACAGTAGTCGGTCTAGAAAAAGATATGTCGTGAGGTATACCTTGACTATCTATAATTTGTGTTGTAGTGCTACCGAAAGATAAAATACCAGCGGGTTTTTTGAGCCAGATAGCATTCGCAATATCTTCATCAACACCTCCAACCGCAATAACTTGGAATGAATGAGGTGGTAAGCCGTTTCCGTCAACAGCGTTTGTATCGTTTTCTAAGACGACTGTTTGTGTAACCCCTGGAACATTAGCTACAGCAGCAAAAATAGCGTCTATGATCGCCTGAGCGTCTCTAGCAACCGATTGTTCGCGACGAGACCTAAGCTCTACATCAGTTTCTTCATTGGTTCCAATATCAGCGTCGGCTAAATTATTAGCTGTTGACCAACCTGTTATCGGTGTGTCTATAGAAGTTATCGTACCTGCTAAAGCTTCAACAGGTCCAGATATAACTGAAGCAGCAAAGACAGTACCGTTACCACCTCCATCAAGTGTTACTTGTGCTTCTGTAGAAAACTGATCACCTGTGTCGCTAGTGCTTACCAAACTTCCCAATGGAATAGTTGTCCCCGCTGTCCCTGTTAAGGTTAGCTGAGCTCTTGAAGAAGTTGCTGGTAGGCGAGTGATACCGTTTAGCTGAACCAAGTTTGAAAGAGTTACGCCAGTAGCCGATGAAGGATTAAAAGCATTATATGAATCCTCAGCAATTTCCCATAGATTTGCATTGGACTCAGAAATAGTACCGTTGACCTGTCCGTCAGGTGACTCTGGAGACACATTAAAATTATCGCCGAATATACTTTTAACTTCGGCATTCAGTTCTTCCAACAACTGATCTAAGCGTTTACGCTTGAACCCTTCTGGGGATATACCGAAATCAGACATTTATTGTTACCTTTTCATTATCTATCACACCGTAGGATGTTTCAGCAGAGAAAGAAACATTTAGCTTCCTAGTAGACCCACCTTCGTAATCCATAGAAAACTCTAACAATCTTTCAACCTCGGGCGTATTTAAAATCCTAGATTTGAGTATTGACTCTATATTAGCTAAATTCACAGGCTTTGTAAATATTTGCTGGAAGTAAGGTGTACCCGCTTGTAAATCTAAAAACCATTCTTCCAAATAGAATAGAAGTCTGGTTCTAACGTGCTGAACTGCTTCAGCTCCATCAGATACCAGTTTTAATTGACCACCTTGTATAATGAGGTCATTGTTTGAATCTAATGCTCTACCGATCATACTGGAGCTCCTGTGTTAGACACCGGACCGTTAGGGGCAGTCGGTGAACCTGTGTGAGAATGAGTATCACTGATATCTTTACCGTTTGAAGTAACTGTTCCAGACAAAGCGCTTGAACCAATCACTTCTAAATTACCTAATATCTTGACGTTACCAGTGAAGTCGGCATCGGGTGCGTCTACTGTGACCTTAGTATCTGCTTTTAATTCGGCAGTACCATCAGTTAACAATTTGAAAGATACAGTACCGTCATCCTTTTTAAGTTCAACATTGGTATCGTCGTAGTTTGGAACTTTATTAGGTAGTGAGGATATTCCTACGAAAGCAGTCGCATCGCTCAAAGAATGAAATCTTCTAGCTCCAGGAACTTTAACTGTTCCGAACTCATGCCAGTTGTCAATAGAACGTTCACAAAACACCAATAGACATTCATCACCTTTAACCACTGGGAATGTCAGTGAGAAACCGCCACCTCTTGGAAATTGAACTGGTACATTTATCAGAAGAGGTAGGTCTGAAGGAACTAATATTTCAGTATCTCCATCACGAGTTACGAATATTCTTCTAATAGCTGGTTGTACTGTAGCTAACTGTTTTTCAGCATCGAACGATTCAACTATTCCAGGCATGGAAGTATGAAGATCTTTAAGCCTAGCGTCAACTCCCTGCTTTATATTAGCGGCTAGGGTTGCTAATGATGAACTCTTATCACCCATTTATAATCCTACCTTTTACAGATGAAGTCCAATCCCCTTCACGAGAATCCCCTTTAAACGTAACCTCTTGGATTTTATAGGTTCCTTCGGCTGTAGTACGTTTTATATTTCTAAAGAATAAATTACCCAATTGGATATCGGCATTTACTGATTCTATTTTAAATGCTTTATTAGGTAAAAGCCTAGGATTTAATAGAGAAACTACATCAGCACCTATTTCAGTAACAATGGGGGAACCTATCATACCTGTAGCAGCACTTATAAGAACAGCTTCATCGCCTTCTAACGGGCTTTCAACAGGCGTTATGATTACTTCCCCATCTTGAATACTCCAGTCAAATCCATACTCATCTGCAAAACCATCCAATATATCTTTGGAAGATCCAGATAATGTTTGACCTCTAAGTTTATCAGCCACTTGAGGTAATCCGTTTATGACGCCAGTGGTTACTTCTTCAAACGATTTTAACACTTCTTCTATAGCTGCGCTGATAGTCACGTTTTCTGTAAATGTTTTGTTGAACGTGGCATTCTGCCAGTCACGTTCACCATCACCTGCATAGATAGTTATCAATCTATCAACGCCTATTTTAGATTGAAATACGTTTCTTATTTCACCTTTAAAAAGTAAACGTACATCACCCTCATAACCTGCATTCAAAACAATCTTTGTGAATTTCTTTTGCAATGTTGAAAGGGTATCTTCGTTAGGGTTATAAATGACAAGCCTACATAAGTTTGGAAAGCTGAGGATGCTTTTCGTTATTTCAAAATTAACTCTTAAGTCATTTATAATACGAGCTTCACCGTCATCGGGAATTATAGTTAGCTCGTAGACTCTTTTATATTGTCTAGCCACCAGCGACCTCTTCATCGGTAAGTAAGAATAACTTAGCTACTGTTCCCAAGTTATCCTTAGAAGCATCCATGTTAGATTGGTCTAAATTTACGACATAGGCGTTTTCAATAGGAAGGTTATATTGTTTCAATATGTCAACACCTCCCAACAATGAAACACCGATAACTATATCAACTCCAGATTGTGAAAAAGATATAGACCAAACACCTGTTCTTGAATTCAATATAACTCTACAGTCATAAGCCTGTCCGCTTAAGATAATTGAAAACAATTGTTCAGGACTAGAATTTAAAGGGACTTCTATCATTATCCACCTACCCAATCAACAACTGATTTTAATACAGACCTGTTCGTAGCTTCTGGAGGGGTTACAGGTTCTTGTCTTCCGCGTTTTTCTGGCGAAGTACCTTGTTCTCTAGGGGAACCTTGTTCCAATTGATCAGGATCTAATTTTACGATTTGAGATTCTGTTATCAGAACTTCTTCAAGGTTCAATACCATGGAAACTATTCTAGAGGTATCTTTATCTTGAGATGTTGATAAGCTGGTTATCACCATGTTCTGATAGAGTTTTAATTTTGTTTGAACTTCTATTGGTTCACGTTGCTCCATTAACTGAACCATTGCATTATAAGCCGCATTACTACGAGTTATATTTTGCGTTGTAGAAGTTCCGAATAAACCTGTAACTAAATCAACAATCTGACCCAGAGCGGCTGTACCCAATGGCGTATCACTTACCTGAGCTACTATGTTTATTCTTTTAGGTTCTATAATAGCATGGTCAGTAATATCTGCACCCAATTCAACAGGGTTCTTAGTAAGTCTTATTTGATTAGTATGGGTTTCACTAAGAACACCGTCTAACTCTATACCGCCTATAGATTTCTTAGTTCGTATAAATAAATTTTCAAAAGCCATTATTGATCCACCGCTGTATTTAGGTCTTGAGAAGTTTGTTGAAATACATTTAGAACAGCGTCTGCAATGTTTTCAGCAGTATCAGCACCTCCCTGAACAACTATCTCAAGTTTGTCAACAACTGTTGAGGCAGTGTTAGAAATACTCTGACCTAATTCTGGTATTAAGCCGCCACCACCTACCTCAACTAAACCAGTAACATCTCCAAGGAACCCTGGAATATTTCCTAAGAATTCTTTAAAGTCATCAAACGTAGCGTTACTGAATAAATCTATAATTTTAGACCAACCGTCAAATATCATTGCTGTCAAGTCAGCTATAGTTGCAAATATAGCAGCGACGACCCTAATTTCATCAGCCCATTCTGGGAACTTTTCAATCATGTCCCCAATGAAACTTTCACCGCCTTCAAAGAATGCCTTAGCATCCTCAGCTAGTAGAGCCAGAGCAGCGACACCAGCAGCGATTAAAGCTGGGAGCAATAGTGCAGCCGCATTAGCAGCCAAAGCCGCCACAGACAGCCCTTTGAAGAGCGTAATTAGCGTCATTACATGACTTACTAAACGCATAGCCAGCCAAGCACCTGTCGCTATAACAAGGAGCTTAAGAGCCATCGTAGCCTTATCTATCCAGTCAGGTAAGTTTTGCTCTATGAGTTGTCTATTGGTTTTCCACCACTCAATAAAACTATCTGTCATTTCCTGAATGATAGGAACGAACTGTCTAGCAAGTGTTCTTGAAACCTGTTTAACAATACGCCATAAATTTGTCAAGGAATCTTGAAACTCTGCCGCTGCTTCTGCATCTTCAGCAGTAGTAACTCCTAACAACATAGCTTCGTCAGTCAGCTCGCGTATCGCATCTGGTCCTTGTTGTAAGAGCCTTATGGAATCACGAATGCCGAGCTTATCAGCTAGTTCTATTTGTTGGGATTTACTTAGACCTTGGAAGCGTTGGGACACTTCCAACATAAGGTCGCTAGTCTTTTTAAGATTACCGTTGGAATCGGTGGCGGATATACCTAGTAAACCGAAGGCTTCAACACCACTACCTACACCTCTAGCCGCTTCAGCAGCCCGTACAGCCAAACCTCTTAGAGAAGTGACCATACCATCTGCTGAACCGCCTGAACGTTCCAGTGCAAATTGTAAAGCGTCTATGTTTTCAACGGTATCGCCTATTTCATCAGCGAGCTTACCTTGTTCATCAGACGCTCTTGTTGAAGCAATAGTAAGTCCGGTGATAGCGACTGCTCCTGCGACAGCCGCTTTAGCTAAACCCTTGATGACGCCTGTCGTTTTACCTACGTCTTCTTTAAACTGTTTCATCTCCTTCGGGTCATATTCAAACCCGAGGCCGACTAGCAGTTCATCAATTATAGCCATCTATTTCTTACCCTTTGGTTTAGGAGCTTGACTTACTTTCAAGTCAAGCAACTCATTCATAAGCATTACATCCTCTATAGAATAAGTTCCGTCCTGAAGTTCTTTTAAAGTACACATCGGAGGGTCTGATAACATTGGCCGATGAAGAAAAGAATCAACATTTGGAAACCTATTTTTATCTATAGATTTTCCTTCATTTTGGCCAGAAAGCGGTCTGCTAACTGGCCTTTGAATAAATTTGAGTAGTTCACCTGTAAGACGAATACGAAGACCTTATAGACCTCCAATAAATCATCCCCTGAAAACAACTCGTTAAACGAAGATTCTGTGATACGCTTACCATCACATGCAACACCGACAACACAATTCTTCATAAGAGCTACTAACTCTTCAGGGGAATTGCTTTTGAATAATGTTGATAACCCTTCTGAAAGAGCTTTCGCTTCTTCCTGTTCAGTATTCTTTTTATCTTTTGATGGAGAACTTCCCATCAGGCTAGCTATGGATGCTCCGAACGCTTTCGCTAAACGAAACTTCATAAGCATAGATTTATCAGCAGGCCACTGAGTAACACTGTACTCATGATCACCTATTTGTTTTGTTTCTGTATTACAAGCCATTATAAACTCCGGTCCAGTTTACCCGACCAACAAGTAAGATCCGAGGGAGGCTGTCTAAATTAGGCCGGGATCATCAAGACAGATAACCCTCCCTCGGAAACTGGTTATGCTCCGCCTAAGTGAAGCAAATCTAAACGCTCAACAGTTACCATCCACTCTTGAGAGTTAGCGTTTGTACCTCGTGTCATAGAAGCTGGTCGGTTAATATAACCTTGAGTGCCAGACCCCAAATCATTTCCACGAGTGTCTTTAAATTGCACGAAGATAGGAATAAAAGCTCCATTCTCTTGTGCGTTAATTAAGCCTGACAAATAGGCATTAGAGTCAGAAGACTGCATTAGTCTAAAAGTAACAGTACCTGAACGGTCTGCACTAATAGATACTGTCATCTCACCATCTGTCCCAATCTTGTGAGCAGCAGAATCATTCAACCGCTCAAGAGCGATGACATCGTCACCCTCGTCAAAGCCGCTAATTTCAACACCGTTCACAAGCAATAGGGTGTCTAGGAAGCTATACTCTTTCATTAGAAATTCCCCTTATCGCTCGAAAATACCGTTAATCTGGACACTATGAATAGCACCAGCACCCAACACAACAAAACTCAAACCTGGATAATGACGTGCTTCTTTGTCAGACTGGTTAATATCTTCAACCGGAATAACAATAGTCTTATATCCATTTGGTAAGAATTCACCATCAATGGTTTCGCCTGGAGCAATAAGTCCGTTACGAACAGCTTCATCCAAAGCTGAAATAACTTGTTGCTCAATAGCCGCGATACCTTTGTTAGTATATGGAACCTTTGTGCTACGAGTAAGTAGATATCCGAACACATTAGTTTCAATAGCGTTTTGCAACCAGTCAACACCGTGTACTTCATCAAAGAACACACCGTTAGCCATGAAGGACTCAGCGAACATATCACTAGCGCCAACTTCAATCAATGCGTTGGCAAACTTACTATCCAGAACTGACTTCTGGGATTGAGTCAATTGCTCAACTGTAATTCCAGGCATCTGTTTGAACTTCAATGTGATGGTACTATTTACCTGACTGAAATTAACAGTAAATGCACGACCTAAAATAGAAGCCGATGGATATTGATCAGGGAAAGAACTATATGTCGTCATGGTACGACGTAAGTTCTTAGCAGCCAGCACAGAAGCGATATCATTGGTTGTAACGCTATCCAGAACATCTAAGTCATTGGATGTATTACCAAATACTTTAACTCTTGCTTCACACCAGTCAGCAGCCGCTTCAACAGCATCTTCAGTATTGATTACAACACCGTCACGAACTTCTTTAGTGAAGAGTAATCCGTACCAGTCTGAATCGATATTCTGAATTGCGTTTAGTGACGCTGTGATTGTTTCTGCTGCTATACCATCTGTCTTAGTACCTTCACCTTGACGCATTTGCAGTAAGGAAGAAATATCAGTACCAGTAGTAGGACTAACAGGTATTAAGAAACTAACGGTTGATGTGATACCTGTTGTACCTGAGTTGATGAAGAAACGGGTTCCATCATGAACACAAGTCGCAGCGGTATAACCACCAGTAGCAACAGCCTGAAGAGCAGTCTGTATGGAAGTAGCTATGTCGTCAAGGGTTGTTTCGGTATCAGTGAAGTCAAGCCCTGTGATGTCTTGAGCATCACCGTCAATACTAATAGTAAAGCTACCATCAGCAACGGCTAACAAAGCTGTCGCATCTGTTACAGCACCGCCTCGTAATTGAGCAGCTTGATCAGTTGGGTATCGGGTGGATACTTTCAGTGATGTGGGTTTTGGCTGTTGACTAAAGTAAGCAGTCGCAGCCGCAACGACCTCAGAATTTGCAGGCCAGTCGGCAGTCACACCGTCCAAGTTCTGGTACGAACGAATTCGTTCAGCAATACCGATAACACCAGTTTCCGCAGTAACGATGTTAAGAGTGCCGAACCCTGCTCGTGCCGGAAATGGAGCACCGATGGCGATGCTGACATTTACCACGCTAGAAACTGGGATTGTCATGTTATTGCACCTCTATATTGAAGTTATAAATTAAGCCACGAGTCTGAAACTCACCCGCCATATCTACAGTTTCTATAGACCTGACAATATCAGTATCGGTTCCCACAGCACTTAGAAAAATGTCAAGCTGACCTCGTTCTTCCCATCCGTTTTCTAAAGCTTCAGATATTTCCCTAACTTCAGATCTACGAATTAGACCGATACCAGCTTCACGAAACAAAGCCTGTACAGATTCCCGTACAAGCCCGGAATGAACTTTCCTAGCGTTGTCTATAGAACTATCTCTATAAAATCCTATAGACATCATTATTTGGCGCATTCCTTTAGAAGTGTTATCCAAGTCTGAATCTGTAATTCTATTTTCATATTCAAACTGTTCCCACCCTAATCCGGTATCGCTAACAAAATCAACATCACCGTAGTCACCTGTTGGTCTTGGAGCATCTTTTTGTTTAGCCTTAATGGTATATCCTGGAGATGCTAAAAGCAAGTCCACCGTATCCCTAATAAGTTTATTGATTGTTTCTTCTAAAATCATTGGTCACGAGCTCCGAATGAAGTGGTATGACCATAAGCATTCCAGTCACCACTAGATATAAGTTTATATTTGAATCCCTTATATAGAACGGTATCAGCTATAGTCCCGTCTCTATCTTTAGTTGTAAATAAAGGTTTCTTAGAAATAAACTTACGGATATCTTTATCGCGCTCACCTTCAGGTAAGTTTTGAAGCTCATCTGGTGATGGTTGCTGAACACTACACATAGTCTTAAATGTAGATACAGCTCCTTTTTGATAAAGTCCATCAACATAACCGCCCCCTGAACTACGTTCAACGGTTACTATTTCAGCGGTATCTGTGCATAATGCTTCTGAAACATTTATAGGCATTAGTCTTCAACCTCAAATGTAATTGATTGTCTTAAATGACCTGTATCTACCAAAGGCGTTCCTTCCCTGGATTTTAACTCTGGATCAATACCATCTGATATTCTTTCCTGAACGTCACCTTGTACTTGTAATCCTATTAAAGCTAAGGCTTCCTTCTTTGTAATCTTACCGTCTACAATCTTCTTAGACAGCTTTTTGAAGAGCTGTCTATATTTTCTACGACCTGCTTCAACAGTCGCTCTTAAAAAGCTTCGTTGAGGAATGTTTCTAGCAGGGCTACCGAATTCATGAACAGCCCCCACCATTATCACCGAAGTACCATCAGGATAATCGTTAGCCCCTTTAGGAAGCCCAACCTTGACCAAATCTGGACCTCTCAAAGAAGCTGCTAATTTTTCTATTTCTTTAGCCGCTTTCTTAGGTGATTTGATTACTTTGGTTTTTGACTTCATAAGCAGTTAGCCACCGCAACACCTACAAAACAGGTATTTCTAATATTTAGGAACTGTTGTCCATAAGTTGTTCCCATGTAGAAGTCATCAAGATCAGAACGGTCTTTAGCAACAACAGCACGACTAACCGATACACCGCCAGCCGTTTTAGAAGACACTGGTCCGGCCTTTACGGAGCTATCACCTGCTTCACTACCCGTACCTACCGTCAACAGATGCGCGGCTAAATAGGCTTGTGCGTAGTCGTATTTTCCGCACCAGCGGTTCTCATCTGTTCCCATGTAACAGTTAGCAGCGTCATCAAGAAACAACTGTATGCGTGGATCAGTGTATTCAGTGTCGTCAGCAAATTCTGGGAACCTGATTCTAAATGTCGCTACATCTGTCGCCATAATTAATCACCCTTTAGTGAGCTTGAATATAAGGATGGCAGCTAGTATTCCGGCTACCCATTTTAAGACTTCTTTACCAATATCTCGCTGACCTTTGATAACGTCTTTACTGGATTCAAGCTCGTCTACTTTCTTTCTAACACTAGCTACTTCTTCTTGAACATTGGTAATAAGTCTTTCTACTGAATTCTTATCACCATAGCTCGCTTGCCATAATTCTGTATCGTGAAGTCTTCTATCATGACTGTCAAGCCTGTTACCATAACGTGAAAGAGCTTGCTCGTGATTGTTCACTCTTTCTTCTAATCTAACTACTTCTGATAGTTTAGATTCAATTCCTGTCAGCCTTTCGGATATGGAATCTAAGGTCTTCCATAACCTTGTCTCTGACAATTCATTCACGTTAGATAAACCTCTTAAGTCTGGCCTTTCACTCATAACGGTTATACTTCCCCTTTAAATTGTGCATAGTGTGTATAAAACCTATACACAATTTAAAAGAGCCTCAGCCGAAACCGAGGCGTCTTTATTACTTACCTTCGCCCTTCTTAGCTTTAGGCATAGGTGACGACTTTGACTTAGCTTTAGTATCAGGAGCTTGTTCAAGCTCTAGATCATCAACCTTGTCACCGAAGTCAATACTACCTTCTTTCTTAAGCTGAGCAACATAAGGATCAACAGTTTTACCGTCTTTAGATACGAATGCTTCCCAGTGGGCGTCTTCAACTACGTTGAACCCTGGAGCGACACGTACTGTTACACGATTACCGTTTTTCCCAATACACTTGAGGTTATACTGACGAGCAGTATTGTTTTTGATCCCGGCCATGATTTAAATCCCCGTTGCAATAGCTAGTGAAAGAGGGTAGTAGATATTCAAACCACCTAAGCGTGAACGTCCAGGAACAACGAACTCAAGGTTCTTTTGCTGAACAGGAAGCATTTCCCATTCAACCGGAACTTCAAGCTGAAGCTTGTCTGGGTTACGGTCATAAGCAACCATAGCATCAGAAGCTAACAGAGGATTGTTCGCAGCAGCACATTCATTAACAGGGATAATATCTTCCATGCTGTTCAGGTATGGGCTATTCTGCACCAAATACTGAGCAATGGTTGTATCGGTGTTAGAAGAACGTGGAGTAGACATAATGTAAGACCACTGATTAGGCGGAAGGAGTAACGTGTTACCCTGTTCAACCATCTTAGTGGTTTCAAAAATGTCAGCAAACAAATCATTGACGTCAAACAAAATTTCGTCAGGAGTTTTGTTCACCCACTCTGTACCAGAACCTGGATTGACTACCGCACCAGTAGGGATATTCGGGTTACTGAACAGTCCAGGAAGACCGCTAGTAGTATCACCGAAGAACGCTACATCATTAACCACTTGTTCATTGGAACGACGAGCAGCATTAGCACGACGTTGATCAAGTGCAGCACCAGTCAGTTGAGACGCTTGAATTTCATCAAGGTTGTAACCGTAAGAAATACCTACGGAACGAACTGGGATGGTTGTTTCTTTACCTGCAACATCAGCACGAGGCAAGTCATCAGCATAAGCGTTGATGATTTTAGCCGCACCTGATTGGTCATAGGTACGATAAGTGATAGACGTAATACCTGGACCACCTTCGTTAGAAACAGGGAACAACATACGAGCCTTCAGTTCAGCATAGCGAACGTCATAACTACGAGCTTTGATAAGTTCCAACTGACGCTGGAAGAAGAACGCACCGTCAGCATCAACAATACCGTTATTCAAAGCAGTTACGACAGCACCGTCCAACTGGACTTGTTTGTTGTCTTTAGTGGTTACAGTTCCGATCATGCCGTCAAAAGCAAGGGTAGAACCGTCACGAAGAGTAAATTTTTTCATTATTCAGTTCTCCCTTATGCGCCAGCAGTAGTAGCTGAAGAATCAATACGAATAACTGCAAGCTCGCCAGCAGCGGCAACAGTCTCCCACTGAGCGCCATCAAGCTGAGTTTCACCAGCGGCAGCAGCACCAGCATCCAGAACACCTGTAGCGTCTGTATACTTAACCGCATCACCTGGATTACAACCAGCAGGACAAACAGCCCAGATATATCCATCACGCAGGATACCAGCGGCTTCTTTTTCGTTCCACTGAATAGCACCAGTGTTCGCAGCACCTTCTTTATCAAGTGAGCGAATAGTAATACCTAGAAAATCAGTACCACCTGCAACGATTTGACGTTCTTTGTTAGTACCACGACTAACGACAACACCAAAACCAATTCCAGCTACTGTTTCAACGTCACGTGAAACAATGTCGTGCGGAGCTTGAGCGTAGACCAAACCCGCATAGGCTTTAGGTTGCTTGATTGAGTATGAAGTTTGAGCGCTCATTATTTAGCTCCTCCTTTCCAAGCATTTTGACTATCAGCCATCATCTTTTCACGGGCGATGACGTCAGTCGGACGATTGTCAACATCTTTACCGTCGTTGTCCTTAACCTGTTGGCTAAGAGCATCGTCAAGTTGTTGTTGACTGTTATTTTCAACTGATTCCACTAACATATCAAAACGAGCGTTAATGTAATCCGCAGAAACAGAATCCAACTGAACATTAGGGCATTTAGCAGCAACCACTTCGCGACGAAGAGTGTTAGCATCTTTACCTTCCCATTTGACATCTGGAGCGACCTTACGAACTGTGTCTACGACAGCAGTGCGCTCAGTTACCAGCTTATCAAGGGTATCGGCAGTTGGGATTTTAGATTTAGCATCATCAAGTTTGGCCTTCAAAGAATCTTCGGTTTTCTTGGCTTCTTTAGCCTTTTCTTCCATTTCATCTTCTTTAGCTTCTACTTCATCAGCTTTCTTTTGGGCTTCTTTCTCAGCATCTGAAACTCGTGCTTGCAGTTTACCAACCGCTTGAGCAGCTTGATCAGATACCTCAAAGTCAACCCCATCAATGGTGATTTTAGCCATAGTGACTGTATCTCCTGTCATGGGTAAGTTGTCGGCCACTCTGCAAGCAGGTCCAGCGCGACCACGTTCAACGATAGCAATGTGATTGCCCTTAATGTTCCTCTGGATGGCGTCGTATTGCTCACCGTCCGGAGTAACTCCTGAAGTCCACTCGATATCAGCGGTATACCCATTAGAAAGCTCAACCTTACCGCTCTCAATGTTTTTAATGGCATCACCGTCGGTAACGTGTAGAACTGTTTTTGCGAACATCCCGTCACGAGCAATTTCAGGTCCGGACATTCCGACACTGTATTGCTTAGAATTGCTAGGACTAACTAACTCAGGGGGATGATTATTTGTAACAGGTTTATTAGCGAAAGACTGTAGTGAATCATCATTGAACACTTCCTCTTCTGGGCGGTATACTCTGATGACTTCTGTTGGGTCTCTATCTGTAAGACCCATCTCTACCGCTAGATATTCCTGAATACCAGTACGAGAGATACGAGCAGGGACTTTCAAGAACCCCTCATCGGTATACTCTCGTTCTGTTGTTATTTTCAGTCTATCTGCTAGAAACATTTACGGATCCTTTGGTTTTAAATTCAATATTATTTTATGTTCTGTCTAAACACAAGTTAAAGACCTAACTTTCATCCACTTAAACCTTAATAATGGGTTGAGCTACACAACGACACTGAATATCCTGACCAGGATGTCCGGTATCTTTAGGTGGATCGTCCCATCTAAATACCTTACCATTTTTAGATCTATGTGAATCCCGCACCCTATCATCACCAGCGGTTCGCCAAATATACTCTTCAACACCAAGGTTCTGTTGACGTTGTTGATTCAATGCTGAGTTGAGTTTAGATGTTTGGTCACGAGCTATCAACTTAGCCCGTTTAGTCGTAGACTTACCTGTCTTCATAATTTGCTGAATCATTGATCCAGCAGTGTTACCCTGAGTAGTACCTGTGAAGACAATAGTTTCTATCTTCTTAAAATACTCTTCTGGAATGGAACGAATCAAGCTAACATTTTCACGAGTTGTAGCAACCAGTATATCTTCCAGGTTTTCATTCTGGATAACGCTCTGTAGATTAACACCTACGCTTTCTTCAATAGCTGAATAGAAACGTCGCTTATTAGCATCGTTGGTATTCGTTGTGAATGAGTTAGCAACTATTTGAGCGTTCTGGTTAATATCTACATAAGCTCTTCGTAGACGGTTAAACGCTTCTTCAAGTGTACGGGCATAAGCATCGTTCACATATTCAGGTTGAAGCTGACGCAGAAGCGGAACAATCTGTGTAGCCACATCTTTCCGTAACTTTTTAGTAAGAAGATCCAGTTGTCTACGGTACTTCACTTCCGGATTCTTCGGGGTCTTTACTGGACGCCCTTTCCTCTTCTTCTCCTTCTTCAACTTCCCGTTCAGTTCCAAGGATATCTGTGTCGGTATCGGTGTCAAAGCCATCATCTGGTTCCTCTAGTTCTTCAATATCCTCATCAGTGATATTTGTGTATGTGCCATCTTGTTTCAATTCTTTGGCTACAGTAGCCTCGCTAACAATATCACGATCAAGATACAAGGCATCGCGCTGAGCATTTACAAATTGAAGATCTGCTTGCTCTTTGGGTGTCATTTGGAATAATGAATTAAATTCATAATCCAAATCCGTGTCTTCAGCAAGACCTAAACTACGAGCCATGATTTCATCAAAGTAATCTAACTTAGGCTTATAGTCTTTCTTCTGTGCAGAACGTACCGTGTCATAATAGTTCTTAAGGTCACCCTCACCAGTAGCGTTCAAGCCACTTGCAGAAGACCCTAGAAGACGTGTGGCAGGAATATCACTAGCAGCACTAAGGAACAAGGCGTAACGGTCTAATAGGTCGGGCAGACCGCTAAATGTGTTATTCTTAGTTTGGAAATCTTCCTCATTATCTAAAAGCATCATATTATTGAAGCTTTTCATCATACCTGCTAATGTGAAACGCTTACGAAGCAGTGACTCACCGTCAGCGGTTTGAAGATATCCCATCAAACCTTTAACTTTCATGATGTCTACGTTTGTCTCATATACCATACTAGCAGCACCATCAGTCGTGGTGTTGAAGTTGGTAAGAGCTTCATAGATACGACTCAATACAGAATCAGAATAATAGTTGTTACGACGGAACTCATCAAACGGAAGTGGGATACCGTCAAACCGTAACACACGACTATGATGAATCTTAACGCTTGTTTCATTAAAGCGGTAAAACTCAGGCATGCCAAAATTCTTATCCATAGGGTCAGTAATAGGTACGACTTCCGCATTACTAACACGGTGGCGGTCAATTGCTTTAATGTGACGTAGACTACCTTCTTTTAACTTAGTAACGTCAAGAGGTTTATCTGGTGTTTGCCCATCATCAATAGACATAACGATAAACGCTGTACCATACAGTCGCGCCCATTTATGAGCAGAATTAAAGTTTCCGGCAAGATCCAAACGGTCTTCTTCATCTTCCAATAGCTTAACTGTTTCAGGCTCGATATCACCAGTGAATTCACGCCATTCACGGGTCATGTCATCAGGGATAATATCTACGACCTTACCAGCTAACCAATCGGTTCGGTACATAGCATTCAGTTCTTCCTGAGCACCATCGGCTGATAATTGTTTATTATTGACGAACCGTGAGTGGTGTCGTTTATCTTGTTCAGTACCTAACTGAGCGACGAGGTTTTCCAGGCCATCTTTAAGTTTCGCCTCTTCGTCAGATAGGATCCTGGCTTCTTGAACATTTTCGCTCATATTAAGTCACCTATTAAGTTGAAGTTATAAAGGTTAGGTTTGAAACCACCTATTACCCTGTATAGCAATTATTTCTATATTAAAAGTTTTTCTTATACATTAAAAGGTAAAGCTAGAAACTAGCTAAACTAACTCTAAACACCTTTTAATTGAAAGAAACCGTCTATACCGCAATTATGTTTATTAAGAGCGGACAAATTATCATTAATTCTACAGCCAAAAATATCACCGTTATCTCCATTTAAGATAATACCTTCAGAATATTCAAACAATGTAAAATCATAAATAGCAAGTCGACTAGAACCAGAAAGTTCTACAAATTGAACATCAGACCCTATACTAAAGAAATCAGAGGCTGACTTTATAACTGGTGTCAACGGTATTTCCTGACCATCAATAATAGTATAGAAAGTCACACCATTAGCAAGCGGTCCAGATATAGAACCGTAATCATCAACTCCTGTATTACCTGCGTCGCTTATTGTGAATTGAACTTTATTGACAGAAATTTGCCTATTAGCTTCAGCTTGAAAATAAAATTCTTGAGGTGTTACTGAACCGTCTACATCCATATCGGGGCTACCGCTTAACGTCCCATCATTAGTAAACGGTCTTTGAATTGGGAATTTACGAGAATCTGTTATTCTACCGTAAGCGTTTCTTAAAGAACTCATAGTTTATTTCCTTCTTGTAGTTGTCCGGCCTACATTGAATTGGAATTATAAAGCATGTCTTCAAATACTATCAGATCCTCAACGGCATCCATTGTCGGGTCTATCTGGTCATCATGCTTATGCGTCATTAGCGGTGTGAACTTTCTAAACTCTTCTTTATAGTCATGTAACCATTCAGCGTTCGCTGGAAGATGAATATAATTAGCAGCAAAGTATTTCACAACACCCATCGCCCGTAGAACCTTGTCAGTGTTACGCTGTATAGGTTCAACAGGAATAAAATAATCTTTCTTGATAGATTGTATTAAAGAACTTCCTGAACTCTTATCTTCAATCTTTACAACTTGTGCTCCCATTGGTTTAAACTGTGTCGGTTTATGTTTATTCCAAAACTCTACCAGTTTAGATTCTAATTCCGGAGCTTCCCATTTACCTCGGAATTGATCAACAAGAAATATTCCTTTAGTCATTGATCTAGCCCAAAGCTGAAACACACTATAGTCATTTCGCTCAGCGGTTTTCTGTGCGGTATCCCCATAGATACGGAGTAAGTCTATGTCGGCTGGGAGCACATCATAATACTTCCAATACTTATCCTTGAACATACCGCCACCCAAAGGACTCGGGTTTTGTTGATACTGACTAGCGAATGTGTACTTATCACCCTCTTCTAAGATGCGTAGTTTTTGAGCATCCTGTTTAAACGCCCATAGGGGGATATTTAAGGGTACTTGTTCTGGACATAGGGTAAGTATAGCGTCTGTACTAAAAAGCATAAGGTACTCCGCTGTGAAGAGCCTGTAGAATACCATTTAGGTCTATACGTCTACCGTGTGTATAATCTTCCGGATATTTACGGTTAATTTCTTCCTCACTCAATAGCGTGGGAATAGTTAAGTGATGCCAAACATCTCCCGAACCACCTTTAAGAAGGTAGCCAGAAAGGTCGTCTTCGTGAATACGTTGCATGATAACGATCATTGGGACCGTCTCTACAGCAAGACGTGAACGCATAGTATTATTGAAACGGTTGTTAATAGCAGCACGTTTAACGACAGAATAAGCGTCATCAGGCTTCACAGGGTCATCAATAACAAAGGCTCCAGTGAAGCCCTCTTCCATACGACCAGCACGGAAACCAGTAATCTGACCACCAGCAGCAGCCGCCATCATACCGCCTCCGTCTTCCGTGAACCATCGTTTCTTACCTTTGGTGTCAACCCTGACATCCATAGGCCAGAGTTCTTGAAATTCTTGTAGATTGATAGTCTCTTTAATTTTGGAAGAGTTTTCCTGAGCTAGGTCGGCAGAATAAGAAGCGTGAATATATTTGGAACGTGGATTTAACGCCAAACCACGAGCAATGAAATTCAATACAGCCTGTTCAGTCTTGGTATAACCTGGAGCAATATTGATAACGAGCCTGTTAATCTTACATTCATAAACAGCTTGAAGGACATATTCAATCACATAATGATGCCAGTTACGAAGCATCTTTGTCCCTTCACGGTGTTTAAAGAAATACCTCATGAACTGAATACCGTCATTTTCAAGCATGTACTTCAGCATTCGCTTTTCATTAAGCGACCAAGGTTCCATATCATCAGGAGTTATTATAGGGCTAGAAGTCGTCATTAAACTTCTCCTTAAATAATTCAATCTCTTCTTCGTTCAACGGGTTATCTTGAACTGATGCGGAACCTGAATTACCACCATTGACTTCAACTTGTTTACGCTTAGCATGTAGGTATTCGGCGAGAGTTTTACTAGCAGTGATAGATTCGGACAAGGTAACAGTGTGATATTTGAAACGGTTCATCACATGATCAACAATCTCGTTCCAGTCACCTTTGGATAATTCACCATTGGTAAAAGCGTCAATCTCCATAATGAGTTCATATATGGATGAAAGTCTACGAGGGTCTTGCCCGTTCATCACCGCTTCTAAAAAGACAAGGGGATCCTTCGCTTCACCCTCATGGATGAGATCCCTTAAATCTTTAATTGAAAGCGATTTGTGTGGCATAGGTTCTATCTACATTTCCGGCTGTATTGCCTTCAATATAAATTAGAACCCTGTAGAAGTAAATTTAATTGGAAGAAGTGGTGCTATAAATCGTCAGGACAATAAGGATAATCGTCCTCAGAAGGTTCTTCTAATTCAAGCTGTAGATATTCACCTGGATTATAATGTTTGGCTTCAATGTAGCACTCAGCCTCATTAATAGATTCCTGACCAGTCGCAACATCACAATGTCCACCAGCGTTACAGTTACAGAACTGACAAGCTGAGCGCACATTATAGAAATAGAATTCGGCAAACTCTGAACCAGTGCAACGTCCACCAATACGGTGAGGGAACTTATAGGCCGAGCAATCACATATCGGCCTATCGTCGTGTTTACGACTCATTGTCTTTCAACTTAAAAGGTTTGACATAACATCTGCAATTTATATGTTGAGGAGCTTTATATTTAATAGCTACTTTATTCACTTTCTTAAAAGTAGATCCAAATTTACCAAATGTTATCAACCATAGAAACACTTGAAGCCAGTTTGAAGATTCTATATCAGCAGTACCTATCAACTCTTGCTCAATCTTAATTTTATTTTGTTCTTCACGAGTAAGCCATAATTGTCCATTCCACTTGGCCGAACCAGATTTCACAACTTGACTACCACAATCTGGACAAGCGTTTACCGGATGTAAATCTTCATACATACCTGTTAATTCACAGTTGGTACATTTACAGATATTCCAATAACCTCCATTATATCCGTAATAAGATGGTTTCAAATGTCGCATTACTGTTCTCCTGTTTTATAATAGAAATCACCGTCAGGAGTCACCTCACGTACAGCCAGCACAACACCATTGGAAACCAGCTTGACAGTCGCCTGTTTCTTACCTCGGATGTTAGAACGCTTGAAACTACGCTTCTCCGATACCGGAATATTAGGGTTGAAGAGTATATCCTCAAACTGCTCTTTAGTGATTGACTGCATAACTGTGACTCCTGTATTAACTTGAACTCAGTATAGGTCAGGTTTACATAGAACGCAAGAATATTTCTAACTGGATCAGTTTAGCATCCTTAAATGACTCAACTACAACAACCACCCTATCGTCATCATTTAAAGTAAACTGACCTTCGCTACCTTCTTCTATATGAATGTTATCACATGTCGTCTGCATGTCGTTCACCAAGTAGTTTACCAAATCTAGGTATTCCATCACGGCTTAGTTCCTGATAGCTGAACTTGTATAGACGACCATATAGGTTCTCACGGTTGTCCCACATCTCCTTCTTGATAGCATCGGTAAATCCAGGTCCGAACCCTACCTTGAATTGAACACCGTTCCAATCCATAACACACGAACCAGAAGTATCAGCAGGTACTTGACCGTCTTTGGCTGATGACCGTTTAGCATGTCCGAGTTCGTCACGTTCAAGTTCGTTAGTGTTTGTCATCTTCTCAATGATTTCAACCAGTGTAGCCTCGTCATCAAAGAACCGCTTAACCTTCAGCAGAATACCCTCTTTAACGGTAGAACGTCCGTGCTTATATTTGCCGTTTGGTTTACGGAGCATAACACCTTCGTAGCCCTCGTTAACACACTTGTCCAGGTAGGCTTCCAGTTTTTCTTCATTATTGATTTGCACTGGCATTAGTACTCTTATTCTAGGATGCAGTTCATCCCATTCCATGTTGTCAATTCTATCTTTATAGCCTGCACCCATTATGAAAGAATCAAATACATGATAGACAAAATCAGGCTCACCATCGCGCGACATAATACCAGATGATACAGCGTTGAAGTCACCGTCTAACATAAGCTCACCATCTAGACCATTAAGTCCTTTGAGCTGCTCTTGAACAAAGTGGTTAGGGATAGGTTTCATAGTGCGTGACATTGCTACACCTTCAACCATTAAACAACGAATCCCGTCTAGCTTGGGAGTAGCTAGTACGGGATATTGGATTTTCTCATAGTCGGCTTTCTTAGCTAACAAAGGTTGTATAACTTTAGTCATTATCTATTCCGAAGTGTTTTCTAACACGTTTAATGAATTCAAACTGTTTAGTAACATCGTCACCATAAACAGCTCCCAAGTTTCTAGCTATTTTAGCTTTAGATTTACTGATGATATAGAATGGATTTGTACCGTCACCATTAAAAGTAGTTACGTCCAACTTCTTAGCCATTTCATGAAGCTCTTGTTCATTATCAGCAACCATTATCCAAGGTTTAGCACCATCAGGCATAGTTATGTTGAAATGATTATAAACATAAACTGACATTAGTGAAGTTCTCCTTTTATTTCTATCTCACGAACCTTACCTGGAGTAACGTAAATTCCCTCAATACCTTCAGCTCTACAACGTAGTTCAAGGATAGGACATTCTTTATCTTCACGTACGATAACAGGTGGGATACCAAATTGAATACACAATAGTATCAATGGATTAAGTGGTTGCACCTCACCTCCACAATGAGTACAGGTGGTATCTTCATCGGTGATAGTGTTGGTGCAATGTGGACAGCTTATTTCTTTAGACATTAGTATTCTCCTATTTGTGATTCCACCAAATACGAACACGAGTTACAGCCAAATGACCAAACCCATATAGAAACAATAAGCTTCCCCATGCTATAGAGTGTTTATCCTGAGTCTCACCTGTACCCATCAGTATGAGTATAAGGCCGACAGCTATAAACGTCCATGCTATCAGCTTGTTGAACTTCAACCGTTTACCCGTTAGCTGAGTTGTCACTACTGTTTCTTCTTTCATGATTTATCTCCTAATAGTTTATTCCACATCATTGTGATGTAACTAGCCTGAAACTTAGCATCTTCTAGCGCATTATGACAGCCTTTTCTGTTTGTCGTCTTATTAAAACCACCACGAGCTGACTCGTACATGTCTAACACTGTTCTGCAGTCACGGACATTCCAAAACTTCCAAGGGATTTCAATACCGAGTTGTCTATAAGCGTGTTCAAGACATGAGATGTCAAATGTTGCACCGTTACCCCATACCTTACAGTCTTTCGGGAGCCACTCTGCAATGGTGATTAGAGACTCTTCTAGTTCGTCTAAACCATTAAGAGCATCGCGAGCCTCTTTAGACTGTTTTGACCACCACTCTTGAGTATCCGGACAAATGAAACGATCCTGGTTTTCCCAGTCGAGTTCCATATAGAAAGTCTCTTTGCTGACTTTACCGTATCGTGGATCAAAGATCACAGCTCCGATACTCACAATAGCCATTTCAGGAACCTTACCCATCGTTTCAAGATCTATCATTACGTGTCTTAGTTTCTGCATCACTGTTTACCTCAAAGTTAGTTTGTTAGTTTTTAAGCGTTGATATTACCAGTCTGAGCTCTAGAGTTCAAATTAGGTAATATTTAAAGCCAGTTAGTTTTCGGATAGCCCAGTAACCACGAGGGATGCAGAGCATTTACCAAAACTTCTTAAAATATTAATTCCTTATAAAACAATAGCTTACCAATGGGTTGTTAGTTTAGGTGGGTTTTGATACATACATTAAGGGTATATAGAATTTAATTTAGAATAATTATTTTTCTTATACATTAAACTATATACTTCAAACCCACCTAAACTAACTGAATTCCCAGTTTACCAGTCATCATCTGTGTCAAATTCTTCGATAACCTCATCAAGTAAGTCACCTCCATACAAATAAAGTCTGTTACCACTTGATTCTTTCTTCTTCAACCCAAGGTTTGCCAAGTCGATATAGAAGTTGTTACGACCTTTGGGTTTGATCCCAGAGTTGTCACACCAGCGTTCATATCTTTTGTATACGACTGATGCAATTTCCATCCGATGATCTGGGTCGTTAGTTACCACTATGTTTTCTTTGACGAATCTTACAACATTATTAGCTTCGCACAACCATTCATCCTTAGCTGCTAGACAAGAAGGCGGAGGTGAGAAGTGACCTCGGTTAGCATAGCGTTGATAACCTTCTAACATAAAGTTCAACACGCCTGCTAACTCTTCTTTGTCTTCAAGTATTTTGCGAGCACGATTGGAGTCTGCACTACCACTCTTGACAAATTGTCTATTAAATGGAATAACGTTCGCGCGACGTACCGTCCCTTCACTGGTGTCTTTAATCACTGGGAAGAAGTTACAGCACATTATCAGCGACCCTATATAGTTGAAGCTAAACGTGTCCTTATTCTTAGGGTTAGCAGTCATCTTAGTATTTTCAGCCAGCATTTTAAGACCGCTATCATTGAGGGCTTTACCAGCCTTTAACTCTTGGATAACGACTGCGAGTTTACCTACTAAGTCAGTAGTGATATGACTGTTACCGTAACCACCACCAGTACCGAGAAGTGATTCGTCTGCACTGTATAACGCCTCACCAAGAATACCGTCAATAACCTTAATGATCGTTGACTTACCGTCACCACCTGGACCTCTGAACATCCACCAATTAGCGTCGGGCTTATATGGTTGAATAATGTACCCCATTACTTCACCGAGGTAACTTATCATTTCATCACGGTCAGGGAACAGGTCGAATATCTCCTCAAGCGTCTGTAAGAATAACGGACACTTAGCACTAGGATCATAATCTACCTTTAAGCACCGAAGCTGATAGCTGCGATAGTTGTGCGGTTTAAGACTATGAGTACCGTCTTTGTTAATCCATACCTCACCATTAGAACAATTGATAACAGGTAGATAGTGATCAGTATTAAACAGACGTGACGTGAGTACCGATGAACGCATCCGAATACCTTTAACCGCATTCTGGACAAGAGTTACTTCATTAGTCTCTATTTCCATTTTGGTTTTTAAGGTGTCAAGCACACCATAAACAATCTTACCAAGATATTCATCAGACATAGGTTTCCAGTGTGTCTTATGGAAAGCCCAGATTTGTCGGTTAGGTTCAGTGATAATATGTTTACCCTTTTTAAACACTGTTTCAATAGTAGTGTTAGAAAGGATTTCTGTTACCGAGTCAAGTATTTTAGCGTCCAAGGCTTTCAGGCGTTTGTTAATAGCAGCCTGTGACATTACCTTAGCATTAGTAAGGATTTCCTGAGCCTCAATACTTTCCTCTAACGATGCCGCCTTAATCAGCCGGATACACTTCATCTTTTCTTCCATAGGTGAAGTCTTAGACAGTTCGTTAGCTGCTTGTATTGCTGCACCTTCAACACCGCCTTTATCCTTAGGAACCTCCATGATATCCGCTATTTCAATTTCACTCGCGGCTTGTTTGGCTTCCTTGAGCATCTTGGCTTCTTCACTATCTTCCTCATCCATTTCTGAGAAATCAGTTTGTGTGCCGAACTCAAGTATTGCCCGAGCATCAGCCATGTCCTCACCGTGTTGTTTAAGCTCACGGATAAGCGATGCAGCGGTACGAGTAACTTCCTTACTGTCATCTAGCGATTCCCAGCGATTACGGATCTTGTTTTCATCACCTTCAAACTGAGTATCAGACAACGACCAATCCAGAAACTCTTCAATACCATCACCAGCGGTAGCATGATGAGCAGCCATCATAATCGGCTCCCATGTATCATTGCTATCGTAGTCGTTGATATCAAGTTTACTAAGGATTACATCGTAAAGCTGAGTTCCGTTAAACGCTCCGTAACCCGACTGATAATCTTTATCGGCCAGTTTGTCACGTTTAATAAGGAATAGGAGTTCTTCCGGTACTACAGGGCGAGGCGCTTCGTTTTCCCATACATAATAATCACCGTCAGGGTGCTTACTACCAGCGGCGACAACATAACCACCTTTCTTTTTAAAGTCAACACCAGGAAGGTTATCAACACATTTACGAATCAACTTATAGTCAACGTCATTTGGTAAGGTGCAATAAATGTGATAACCACCCCCACCAGTACGGACAACAGGTAATTCCCAAATGAGTTCTTCAAAGTCAAAGAAGCCGAACAACTCAGCTATCAGTGCTTCTGAATCAATAGTGTCTGAATAGTTACGAGGGTCAAGATCAACGATAAGTTCTTGTTCACCTATACGATAGCCTATGTTATACCCATTATCTATCCAGTGTTTTAACTGCTTAGCGTCTTGCTTATATTGCTTGGTGTTCCAATCATTGTGGATAGGCGTCTTACCACGTTGATCACCCTTAATCATCTTATTCCAAGTGTGAAGCGGTATAAGCTCACCCTGGATATTATCAGTATAGTGTTTTAGTTGTTTTGAGTTGTAGTTCATCCGAACCTCCGTTACAGGTCAGGACGAAGACGTGATACCGGAAACTCTTTAAATAGAGCCGGATGCCTCGCTACAAGGTTCGCACCGTCTTTACTAATTAGCCCTCTATCCACCCAACTATTAATAGTAGGTAGTGGTTTGCTAAGCATCTTTGCTAAGTGGGTTCGCCCACCAGCGTATTCTATAAGCTCTTCTAAAGCCGCTTTACGCATGGCTTTGAGCTGGTCTAACGTATATGGGAACATAAGGCCTCCTTTAATTGGTGAGTGTCAGTATGCGTTATGTTTTAGGGGTTGTAAAGTACATTATTCTAAAAAGGCTATTTAGGAAATGCAGATTTAAGGGTTGCATTCCATTTAGGGATTAGCTATAGTGACATCACTGGCATCAAACAGTAAGCCAGTTAAACAGATAACCAACCTATTAAGGAGTCAGTAATGACCAATCAAGTAACTTATGCAATTGACCTAACACCTGAGAACGCAGAGAAGATTGACCAAGTCAATCGTATCTTATTGGGTGATAGCTATACTGCTGAAACCCCTAAGCAACCAGCTAAACAGGGTAAGTCAACAACAGCCGTTGATGACCAAAACGCACCAGACCCTGAAACTAATAAAGCAGCATCAAGCCTAACCCTGGATCAGGTCAAACGCGCTGCTAAGAAGGCTAAGTCGACACATGATGAAGCCTTTGCTAATAGCGTCCTGGATAGCTTCGGTGTTAAAGCAGGCGCAAGTCTTGGTCGCCGTATGTCCGCTATTGACGAGTCTGACTATCAGGCAATCGTTGACGCTTGGGTAGCAGGTCCACAAACAGAAGCCACAAGTGATGAACTAGAAGACGATCTAGACGACGGTTTAGGTGATGATGACCTTGATGACGGCTTAGGCGATGATGAGTCTGAAGTAACGGCTGAGGCTGTTAAGACTGCTCTTAAAGCCTATGCTAAAGAAGTCGGCCGTGACGAAGCTAAAGAAATCATGACTAAGAACGGTGCAGCCGCATTGAGCAAAGTTGACGACTGTACTCCGGATCAGTTGAAAGCTATGTTTGCCGCATTGGTTTAACATTACCAACCCTGACAGCTTCGGTTGTTAGGGTTATTTCACAAGCGTAGCGATTTAGTCCTTGCTTTTGTGAAATAGCTAGGTAATAATGAGTTCAAGCTAAACAGTTAAACAGGAAACCAGTTATGTCTAAGTCCAATTCCCGCATTATTGAAAAGATGAAGAAGCTTCTCGCAATGGCCGAAGGTAAGGCTAACGAGAATGAGGCTATGACAGCCGCTCGTCAACTTCATGCACTACTCGCCAAGCATAATATCTCAATGGATGAACTACACGAATCAGGAGATGAGGAAGTAGTTGGTCAAGAAGGTGAGGTGGAACGTGACCGTCCTTGGAAGCGTATGGTGGCAATGTATGTCGCCAAGTTATATTTCTGTGAGTTCTACACCAGTCAAATCGGCAGCCGTAAAAGTCAATATATGTTTGTTGGTACTGAAGCTAATAGAACGTTCGCAATACACATCTTCAAGATGGTAGTTAAGGTTATTGAACGTGAGTCACGTGCTGAAAGCCGTAAGATATACGGTAAGAACAATTCCAGTTTCGTACGTTCATTCTGGGCTGGTGCTAAAGACCGTATTATTGAACGCTGTAAAGAGTTGATGGAATCAGCTAAAGAAGGTACTCTTGAGGATGAGGAAGGTAATACTCTTCCAGCACTGCTTTCAACTTATGAACGTAACCAATTACAAGTAGAAGGCTGGATTGATGAAAACTTAAAGTTGAAAACCAAGTCAGCAAGAACTCGTTCCAATAACCCTCTAGGTAGAAGTAAAGGTCGTGAGGCTGGTGGTCGCGTACAGCTTTCTAGAGCTATCCATAGTAATAGTTCACCTAAGTTAATAGGCAATGGAGGGTAATATGTTTGAATCAAATATGTCCCAGCAAGATTGGGATAACTATTTAGCTGAGTGGAGGGAGTCTTTCAATTCTACCACTCAACCTAAAGAGCCAACTCCTAAACAGTCCAGAGAACCTATTGCTTCCGGTAAGGATTCTAAAGTCTACAGCTATATCCGTAAGGTTAGAAGTACAGCTAAGGCGACATTCTTTCTAACCGAAGACGGTATAGCTGGTAACTTTGGATTCTGGTGTCCTAAAGCGGCGATTCTACAAACTAAGAAAAATGAGGTAGAAATTGCTAAATGGTGTAAACTGAAATTTATTGAATATGTGGAGTATTAAAGATGGCCGATTTGGTTGAAGAAAAAGCACACGCACGACTATCACCTTCAGGTGCGAAACGCTGGATGACTTGTCCAGGTTCTATTCAGTTAGCTGAAAAGCTAAATATTAAAGACAAGACTTCTAAGTATGCCGCTGAAGGTACTGTTGCTCATGAAGTTCATGAATTATGTCTAGTTAAAAATCAACAGGCGAAAGAGTATCTAGGTCGCGTTATTGAGGCTGACGGTATGAAGTTCAAGGTCAATCAGAACATGGTTGATGCTGTTCAATTAAGCCTGGATTATATCCATGAGCGAATTGAAATGGCTGAGATAATGGGTCAACGTGTAGAAATACAGGTTGAAGTCAGAGCTTCTCTTGAGTATCTGGGAATTCCAGGGTTAGATGGTGGTACTTCTGATGTCATCTTATTGTTCTGGGAAGGTGATCAGTTAGTTGAAGTTGAAGTGTTTGATTACAAACATGGAGCAGGAGTACCCGTTGATGCTAAGGATAATCCTCAAGCTATGTCTTACGGATTAGGTATTGCGGCAGAATACAATCTTAAAGGTGAAATACCTGTTAAGATTACAATATCTCAACCTAGAGCTTTTCACCCAGAAGGGTTGATTCGTAGTTGGGATACTAAGGCTCAAGAACTTATTACTTGGCAAGATGAAGAGCTTGTACCAGCCGCCAAAGCAACTCAAGATCCTGATGCTCCCTTAGTACCTAGTGACAGTGGTTGCCGCTTCTGTAAAGCCGCTGGAGACTGTCCAAAGTTGTTTGAGCGTACTCAGGAAGTAGCTATGATGGACTTTGATGACCCAGAGCCACAACTGCCTGATGTCTTAAAACTATCGGCTGATCAAAAGCGATTCGTTATGGATCATGCGGCTATGTTACGTTCATTTATTGTAGCGGTTGAAGACCAAGTTAAATCAGAAGTTGATCACGGGAGTAAGGAATACGAAGGTCATTATAAGCTTGTACGGAAGACTACTCGTCGTAAGTTTATGGAGGATGCTACGGACGAACTTGTATCTCCACTATTTGATCATTTAGAACACGAAGATATTTATGAAGAAAAGTCACGTTCCATGACTGAAATTGAACGTCGTCTTAAGAAAGCCGTTGGAACTAAAATGGCGAAAGAAATTATGGCTGACATTACCACTAAGCCCGAAGGGGAACTGGTAATAGCACCAACTACTGACAAGCGTAAAGCTGTAGAACCTACTATTGTCAGTGACTTTACAGGCTTAGAAAATTAAGCCATAATAACCACGACCAACAGGTCAATCAAGTTAAACACAAAACAGAGGAAACAGTCTAATGGCTAAAGTAATCATTCAAAACGTTCGTTGTTCTTATGTATTCGTAACCGAGCCTCGCAAGGGCGAAAACGGTGAAGATGGTAAGTATTCCCTTCAGGTCATTCTACCGAAAGACCACGCACAAGTCAAAAAGGTCAAAGCAGCTATTAAAGCCGCTGCTGAAGAAAAGTTTGGCTCCAATGTTAAGATGGGTATGCTGAAGCTTCCGCTCCGTGATGGTGATGAAGAACGCGAAGGTGAAGAATACGAGGGTTGTTACTTCCTAAATGCGAACTCTGCTCGCAAACCTGGAATCGTAAATCGTAACAACGAACCTGCTGACCAGGATGATTTGGAAGAGTATTGTTATTCCGGTGCATATTTCCACGCATCTGTCAACTTTTACGCCTACAACTTTGAAGGTAAGAAAGGCGTCGCAGTTGGTTTGAACAATGTCATGCTTCGTAAGAAAGGTGAACGTCTTGATGGTGCAGTTGCCGCCACAAGTGAGTTCTCTGATTTTGCAGATGGGGATGACGAAACTGACAACGGTGATGACGACTGGTAAACAGTTGAGGGGAGGGGCTTCGGCTCCTCTTTCTTTATTATGAATAATGACAATCAAATGTGGACTTGGACTTTAGATATGTGTATTGCCGCATATATGCACCGCGACCCAGATACTCAGGTTCGTAGAATGGCAAAACGCTATAAGAAACTAACAAACAATAAGACCACACAACGGACGCTTAAAACCATTATAAAAAGTTCAAGGCCGTCCTTAGTGGTTAAGGTAGCCTATGATGAACTCACCACTTAACCAACTTCCACAAGCCGGAACCAATGGTTTAAGACCTAGCGATATAAGCCCGTATAAACACCGTTCCCCCTCTGCTAAGCGACAAGCCCGTGACAAGGCTGTAAGCGTCCTACAGCGGCTAGTATTAGGCCGTACCGAAACCTCCATATTACCGCCTCACCTAATAACCGAACTTTGGCACAACACACCTAATAATGGACTAAAAACATCCAAATTAGTGCTCTGGGACGCCTTTGATGGCGGTACTAACTTCAGGTTAGAAGAAAAGTCCCGAATTAGTCAAGAAAGTGCTTGCAGGCTCATCCATGATGAGTAATAATGAGTTCAAGGTTAAGCAATACCGCTTAGCCCCTAAAACAGCTAAACAGTTAAAACAGGAAAACAGTCATGAATACTAATCTTACTATCCGCACCGAAGCCCAAATCACTGAGCTTAAACTGTCTGAAATTACCGCTATCAACAATGAGTTCGCAGTTGCTAACGGTACTAAAGAAACCAAGCGTTTCGGCACTAAGCCAGCGGCTATCAAAAAGTGTCTAGCAAATCAGGCGGCTTATGTTGAACAGCGCGACCAATACCTAGCAGACAATAAAGATCCAGTTGAAGACTTTATCGAACAAGGCGGTGAGGTTACACAATGTCCTCCGCAAAAGAACCCTAAGCAAAAAGCACCGACTTCTAAAAGTGCCTTGTTATCTACTAAGGGTTCCAAAGCCAGCGGCGAACGCAAGCCAGCCAATTCCTTCTCAATGAATATCGGTGGTTCACGTATTGTATATGACATCCCGACTACTTTGGTGTCAGTTGTTAAAACTACCGATAAAACTGAATCAATGGTAGGTATGCTCATCCAGGCAATTGAAGCCAGTTTGGAACCGACAGTTGAAGAAGTGGCCGAGCATGTTGTCACCAACTATAAGCGTCCTAAAAGTGCTAAAGAAGTTGACCGCTCGTTCGTAATCCGCAAGATTAAACGTGCTGTTCAAAAAGGCTTCTTAAAATTAGAAACTGCTTAATTTACAATAGGCTCTGGGAAACTGGAGCCTTAATTTTGGAGATTATTATGTATTACGCTATAGACTTTGACACAAGGTCAGTTGAATCAAAAAGCACCGACGGTGAGTTACTTGCCGCTTATGTTCTTGATAACAAGTTGACAGCCGCTATCGCCTTAGTTGATAATGAGGACGAGCTTTGTTTACAACTAAGTCTAAACGAAATGCAAGAGCTCTCCAATAATTTAGGCGGTAATAAGCAGTACGAAGGTGATGAACAGGCTGCTGAATGGTGCTGGCGATTACTTGAACAAAGTCAAGACGATATACCTAATTTCACAAAGGCGTTAGGTAAGCGTTTATTAAAAGAAGCCGATAAGCGTAACCGTGATGTCCCAGAGGCTATGGGCGGACCTAAGAGCCGTAAAAATACAGGCGATGTAAATGCCGAAGCCAGTACCACAAAGCCAGCCAGGAAGCGTAGAACGTCTTCTAAACCTGCTGGTAAACGACCAACAGATGCAACAGTGCTAACCATTGGTAAACAACCTAAAGAAAGCACTGTGCTCTTTAAAGTATGGCAAACCGTTGAGGATAACCTCGGCGATATGTCAATAGGTGATATCGTGGTAGAATGCGAGCTAGATGAGCAGCAATGCCGCAAACAGATATCACGCTGTATCCGTAAAGAAGTCTTAATTAAAGTAGAGGAAGAGTTATGATATTAAATATTCGGGGGACAAGTGGTTCAGGTAAAACCACTCTTATCCGTAAATTCTTTGAGCTGTGTGACAGCAAAGAAACCATTCAACCAGCCGACAGCAAGAAACCAAAGGGTTATAAATGCTCTTACAAAGGTGAGACTATATTTGTTGTTGGGTCGTACGAAAATGTCTGTGGTGGTTGCGATACCGTATCCACGCAAGATGAAATTGAACAGTTGATTGAAGACTATGCGTTTGACGGTCATGTACTGTTTGAAGGCTTGTTCATATCGCATATCTACGGACGTTATGCTGAGATGGCTAAGCGCGATCCAGATAACTTTGTCTTTATCATGTTGGAAACCCCGTTTGATACCTGTATGGATCATATTAGAAAGCGTCGTGAAGCTTCGGGTAAATCAACAGAACTTAAAGACAGCGTCTTTAACAATGCTCGTAAGACCTATGAGTCAACCTACCGCATTCGTAAGAAGCTAACAGCGGATAACCTTACTTGGGAAGAGTTACCATTGGAAAATCGCTTTCAGTTGTTTGAAGAGCTTCTAGACTTTTATTTGGGAGTGTGATATGCTTACTCCAAATCAAGAACAACTTATTTACTGGATAACTGAACGCGAGTCTATCCGTAAGAAGAAAGAAGCTGGTCTTCCTGCACCTTGGTCAGATAACCCTGTGATGCAGGTGACCTATTTTTGCAATGTGAACCGTGAAGACGATAAAGTCACCAAGTGGATACGCCAGAACTGGACTTACCCTTGTGACACATTGGGTGAGGAGTGTGCTGAGTATTATGATTTCGCTATGATAGTAGCTCGTATCTTTAATCTACCTTCTACGCTTGAAGAGCTTCAGCAACCGATAGAAACTTACCATTGGTTAGAACATGCGGAAGAGGTATTTCATGACCGCAAGGCACGAGGCGATAATATATGGAACGGAGCATATATTATCTCAACGAATGGTAAGAAAATGGATAAAGCTTCTTATTGTTTGATACTTCTAGAAAAACTTGCAAAGTCACATAAAATCACGCATAATTGCTCTACGCTTAAAGAAGCTCATCAAGCACTTATGAAGGTTGAAGGCTTGGCTAGTTTCCTAGCTGCTCAGGTGGTGGCTGATCTCAAGAATACTGTAGGTCATCCACTAAATAAGGCTGAAGACTGGTTCACATTTAGTGCTCCAGGTCCAGGTAGTCTTAGAGGGCTTAGTTGGTTCTTTGAAGAAAAGGTATCAGCAAAGAATTATCATGCGAAGATTAAAGAGGCTTACGAAATATTAGAGTTCGAGTTACCAGAAGAAATACTTGAATTCTTATGTTTCCAAAACCTTCAAAATTGTTTCTGTGAGTATGATAAGTTTATGCGGGTAACAAACGGAACAGGTCGTTCAAAACGTAAATATAAAGGTAACTAAAATGAAAGTATTAAATGTAAGAAACGCGATTGAAGCATTGGGTCAGGGTATCCATCTAATCAAACATGGCGGTGAGCACATTGACAGCCGAGCAGGTATAACAATTGAAGTTCCGTCACCAGTAGCCACAACATACAGTAATCCATGGGAACGTGTGCTGATTAGTAAGGTTCGTGACGCTAACCCATTCTTTCACTTGATGGAAGCTATGTGGATTCTAGCTGGTCGTGAGGATGTTAAATTCCTTACTGAATTCAATAAGCGTATGGGCGATTATAGCGATGATGGTCAAGTGTTCAATGCGCCTTATGGTTATCGCCTGCGGAACGGTAATTGTAACGCTCAGTTGGATCAACTGTCTGAAGTTATAAAACTACTAGAGCGTGATCCAAACAGTCGCCAAGCAGTCTGTCAAATTTGGGATGAAGATGACCTTGTTCATACCACTAAGGACAAGGCTTGCAATATGTCTATAGTATTCCGCATCCGTAATGGTAAGCTCTGTATGACGGTCTATAACCGTTCTAACGATATGATTTGGGGTGCTTACGGTGCTAACGTGGTTCAGTTTAGTATTATCCAGGAATACGTCGCAGCTCATCTGGGATTACCCCTTGGTGAATATACTCAGGTTAGTAACTCTTACCATATTTACACTGAAGATGCTGGCGGTGCTGTATGGGATCGCTTAAAAGATAATTATGACGGTTACTCAGCTATTTATGATGAAGCTATTCATAACACTGTTTATATGTTGCCGCATGACATACCAGCGTTTGAACATGATATCCGTCAGTTCTTTAACGCTTATGACCAATTCGGTATTGAAGAACTCGGTGAACTTCGTTGCTGGCAATCACAGTATTTCAATCAGTTGATCATGCCTGTACTTTGCATCTACTTGATTCACAAGCAACACGGTCCAGAACAGGCTTTGAAGTACACTCACACCATCTTAGCAGATGATTGGAAGTTGGCGTGTGAAGATTGGCTTACTAACCGCATGGAGGCTCGTAAATAATGAATATTCGCAATATACTTCATAGCGGTGACGTGGTTCGCTTTCATAACCATGTTGGTATTGATAAACAGAAGACCTCAGAACACCAGTGGGGCGTCGCACTTATTGTTGAGCATATTTACCCAGAAGGTTCCAAAGCATTGCTTCTAGCCGCTCTTACGCACGATGCAGCGGAATACTATATGGGTGATATTCCTGCACCTGTTAAGTGGGATAACCCTGAGCTGAAAGCAATGCTTCAGCAAATGGAACGTAAATGGGAAGAGCGTAATGGTGTAGATTTTGACTTGCATCATGATGAGCACGTTGTTCTTAAAATGGGTGATACCCTTGAGGGAATGTGGTTCTGTGTTCATCAAGTACGTCTAGGTCACATTAACGCCAAACGTCCGTTCCGTAAATGGCGTACATTCTTTCACGATACCTTTTCAAGTTATCAGGAAAAGTATCCAAAGGCGTTTGAACTTTACACCAATCTAATCCAAGAAATGGAGGAGCTATAATGGGTACTTATATGAATCCTGTCAGCGATATTCAAACCGAAGATATTTTGGATAGTTTGAATTATGATGAAGAAACAGGTATTTTCACTTGGAAGAAATCACGTGGAAACCAAAAAGCAGGTTCGCAAGCTGGTACTATCGACGGACATGGCTATATCTGTATTCAGATAAATCGTAAACCTCATAGAGCTCATAATATAGCTTGGAGGTTTGTCAATGGTGTTTGGCCTAAATATTCTATTGATCATATTAACCGTGAACGAACTGACAATCGTATTATTAATCTTCGTGATATACCTTTCAATGAAAACTTGGCTAATTCCCCTAGAAGTAAAGGCGGTAAAATAGATGCTATCCAGATAGGCGGTGATCATTATAAGAATCACGCTTACCAACATTGGAACATGGTTTGTGATACCGATCTACCTTATATTCTTGGATGTGCTACTAAATATGTCAGCCGATGGGAAAATAAAAATGGTATTGAAGACCTTCGTAAATCTATTCATTATATTGAAAAGGCCGATCAAGAAGTTATTTTCGCTGAAGATAGTAAAGAATTCCGTTCCTACTATAGATTATTCTTAACTCAATTTGGTGAGTTTGAACAACAGGTTTTAGAATTTATCTACGAAGGGTTATATCCTGAAGCTGTGGAACTCATTCGTGACCGTATAGACGAAGCTGAGTGCGGTCCGACTGCAAACTATGTTGATCCTGACAAAAATTACATCCGAGGTTAATATGTCACTCTTATCTTATAATTCACTAGTCAGTCTTGTTGAGGCTGGTATTATCACCGCTCCAATGGAACATATTAGCGGAGCCAGTATTGATATCACTGTAGGTGATGATATCCTTATTGAGAAACCTATGTCGCAACAATATGTCGTTGACTTACAGGCCAAACAATCACTGGAATTACGTCGCCATCGTATCAACGAAAAAGGTTTCCGTCTTTATCCTGGTCAGTTCATACTGGCTACCAGTAATGAAACTTTCAACTTACCAAATACAGTCGCGGCTGAGTATAAGTTGAAGAGTTCATTAGCTCGTTCAGGGCTACAACACATGCTCGCCGGATGGTGTGATCCTGGTTGGAATAATTCCAAGTTGACACTTGAACTCAAGAACGTAACCCAGAATCATATTCTCCTAATTAAACCTGGAATGAAGATAGGTCAGATGGTGTTCTGGGAGTGCGAACCTGTTCCTGAAGAACACAGTTACGCTGTTAAAGGTCAATATAACGATCAAGATACTGTAACTGAGAATAAGGGTGTGCGATAATGGTTAGGCGGCTTCGGTCGCCTTTGTTCTTTGGAGCTTAATATGAAATACGATAAATTGGTAACATGCGATATAGAGTGTTTTCGCAACTATCTCTTGATAATGTTCAGGAGAGTGATAGATGGTAAAGTTATTTACTTTGAAAAGTTTAATGATTCACCATTGAATATTAAGAACGTTCTACATATTCTTAATAAATATACAATCATAACCTTCAACGGTAACAAGTATGATATCGTTATGATTGAGGCGGCTTGTGCTGGCTTCAATAACGAGACGTTGAAGAAAATAAACAACCTGATAATTCCTTCGGATGAAGATAAAGCTAAAGGTGTGAAAGGGTTGCAACCTTGGCAAGTTAGAAAACAATGTGGTTTCGCTGCGTTGAAAATAGATCATATAGATTTAATAGAAGTAGCACCTCTAAAAGCAAGTCTTAAAATCTATGCTGGTAGAATACACGCTCCCCGTCTTAAAGACCTACCTATCCATCATGATGCTACCATAGCTGATTCTGACAGACCTGCATTGATAGAATATTGTGGTATAGATAACGAGGATACTGAGCTACTGTTTAAACAGTTAGAATCCGAATTAGATCTACGTTCAAATATGAGTGATGAGTATGGTGTTGATGTTCGTTCCAAGTCAGATGCTCAAATTGCCGAAGCGGTTATTAAGAAGGAGATGGAAGAAAAATATGGATTCATTCCTAAGCGACCTAAAGTTGCTGTCGGTACTGAATATTATTACCAAGGTCCTGACAACCTAGTATTTGAAAGTGAAATACTTCAAGATGTATTTAGGCAATATACGACACGTCCATTCGTAGTTGGGAATAGCGGTCATGTTGAATTTAACTTTGAAATGGTTGAATCTGACCGTAAAAAGTCAGGTAAGAACAAAGGTGAATTTCCTGACAATAAAAAGAAGCTTCAATTTGTTATTGGTAATACCAAATATACTGTCGGCACTGGTGGTCTTCATAGTTGTGAAAAATCAACACGTCATACTAATGAAGAAGGTATATTGCGTGATTACGATGTGGCTAGTTATTACCCGCGAATAATTTTGAATAATAGGTTATTTCCAAAACATATAGGTGAACCATTCCTAGACATTTATAACTCTATTGTTGAGCGACGTTTGAAAGCTAAGCGTGAAGGAAACAAGGTAGTTAATGAAAGCCTTAAAATTACTATTAACGGCTCCTTCGGTAAGTTTGGTTCCAAGTGGTCTTGTTTATATTCCCCTGATCTTATGATGCAGGTAACAGTGACAGGTCAGCTCAGCTTACTGATGTTGATTGAACGTTTGGAAGCAGCAGGTATTTCTGTCGTCAGTGCGAATACTGATGGTATCGTTACTAAGATGACTAAAGACCAAGAAGCTACCGCTCAGTCTATTGTTAGTGATTGGGAATTTGAAACCGATTATGAAATGGAAGGTGCTGACTATATAAGCCTTAACAGTCGCGATGTTAATAACTATATAGCTATTAAAGAAAAGAGCACTAAAGGTAAGGGAGCTTACTCTGATCAGCGCGAGCATTTCTACAGCCTTAGAAGTAACCCTAGTAATGATATTTGTACGGAGGCCGCTAAAGCGTTTCTACAGACTGGTAAGCCTGTTGAAGAAACCATCCGGGCATGTAGTGACATTACAAAGTTTTTAACGCTTAGAACCGTGAATGGCGGTGCTGTAAAGGACGGGGAAATTATTGGTAAGGCTATCCGCTGGTATTATGGGGCTTATGAGCTTGACGCTATATACTATAATACAAATGGAAACAAGGTTCCTAAGTCAGATAATGGTGTTCCACTCATGGATTTACCAAAGGAGTTTCCTGATGACGTAGATTTCCCTTGGTACATTAACGAAGCGAAACGCATATTAAAAGATACAGGGTGGAAATAGTTCTTATATGGGGTTTACTTTTAACTTAGTAGACCCCATAATTACTTCAACAGCTAAACGGCTGGGATCATTAATCAAACATATAGGTGAACACTATGTCAAACAAAATGGACGAACTTAAGAAAATCAACGCTCAGAAAAAAGAATTGGCTGAGAAGCAAAAAGCACTTCGTGAAGAGCTTGATGCTACTAAAGAAGAGCGTAAGCAAGCCCGTACAGCTAAGTCTGAAGCCCGTAAACAAGCCCGTGAAATTAAAGGTAATCTTCGCGACCTTACTGCAACTGTATTACCAACCTTTAAGAAAGGTACAGTTGAAGAAGTTGAACAACTGGCTGACAACATCATGGAAGTTGCTTCTGAACTGGCTGGTACTATCCGCAAGTTCGCAGATGCTTCTAAAGACCCTGAAGTTGAAGGTGAGTCTGAAACTGAAGAAGCTGGTGACGACCTGTAAAGGTTGTTCACATAGCACCGGAAAGGCTGAGCATTGCTCGGCCTTTTTGCGTTATGGATACTAACGAATTCCTATCAAGAGCCACCAAGCGCAAAGCCAAAAGAGCCGAAGTACAAGAGATAGATATTGAAAAGGCTTTTTGTAAGTATGCTGATAAACTAGGTTGTAAAGCTCTAAAACTCATATTCCTAAATAAGAAGGGGTTTCCTGACAGAACTGTAATTTGTAAAGGCGGTCGGGTGTTCTTCATAGAGTTTAAGAAAAAAGGTAAGAAGCCATCACCAGCTCAGGTGATAGTCCGTAGAATGCTTGAATCGTTTGGTTTTGAATATTATGTATGTGACGCCAAAGGTCAGGCAGAATCCCACCTAGACAATTTCCTTGCATTTGACGAATAACTGACGCATACTGAGTTCAAGCTAAATAGTTAAACAGGAACTCAGTATGACACGCATAAACCTAGTAGATCCATCTCAGCTGACAGATAAGCATCTTATGGCTGAGTATCGTGAACTCCCTCGTATATTTACCGCTGTTCTAAAACTGCAAGAGCAGGGTAAAAGCCCATCTGACGTAGATATCCCTGATCAATATGTACTTGGAAAGGGTCATGTTAAGTTCTTCTACAATAAAATAGGCTGGTTACGTTTGCGTTATGAACGTATTCGTAACGAGCTAGTTATGTCTAGAGGTTACGATTTAGATAAGTCTTTATGGCGTTCAGTAACCCAGAATTCATATAATATAACCGCTGATTGGAATACAACATATACGCCGACACCAGAAGAAATATATCTTAATATGGTTAGACTATGTAAGCGTTCCAAATTGGCTAATGTTCTTAAGGAATTACATGAGTAAGATTTGGAAACCCCATGCTTACCAAAGGACAGCAATTTCATTCTTGCTGTCTAACCCTCGTTCAGGTCTGTTTCTAGATCCTGGCCTTGGAAAGACGTCTACCAGCTTAGCCGCTATCAGAATATTGAAATACGCTGAACAGATCAAAGGTGTGTTGATGATAGCACCTTTACGAGTTGTTTATAGTGTTTGGCCTGGAGAGATAGATAAATGGGGTAACTTCAAGAACCTTAACCACACCATTCTTCATGACGACACTAAAGCCTCTATATGGGGTAAGCAAAAAGACCTATATATTATCAACCCTGAAGGGCTTGAATGGCTTCATGGCGAATTACTGGCTGGTTTAAAGGCTGGTAAGAAATGCCCGTTTAACTGTTTGTGGATTGATGAAAGTACCAAATTCAAATCGCATGATTCTACCCGATTCGGTTTTGTCTGTGATATGCTTCCTCTGTTTAAACGTCGCCACATAATGACAGGGACACCAGCTCCAAAAAGTCTGCTTGACCTATGGTCACAGATGTATATTCTTGACGAAGGTAAAACGCTCGGTAGAAACTATTATGAGTTCCGTAAGAAGTATTTTCAATCCAACGACTGGAATAAATATAGTTGGGAGATAAAAGATTTCTCGGCAGAAAAGATCCATGATTTAGTTGCACCAATGGTTCTTGAAATGTCGGCTGATGATTATCTAGATATGCCTGAATTGTTGTTCAACGATATACGGGTTGAGTTGCCTGCTAAAGCTATGTCCCACTATAAGAAGATGGAAAAGGAATTCTTCATAGAGTTAGATGGTTCAGAAGTGTCAGCAGAAGCAGCCGCTCAAGCAAGTGCTAAATGTCACCAAATAGCTAATGGTCATGTCTACGAAGATGTGCCTGAAGGTCTTGACGAAAATGAAGTCAGGGCTTTCAAACGTACAAGAAAAGCTATCTATGTTCACAAAGCTAAGATTGAAGCCTTGCGGGATTTAATAGACGAGCTTAATGGTAAACCGCTACTTATTGCCTATCATTACAAGCACGATTTAAAGGCTCTCAGAAAGCTTCTAGGGAAGGATATACCATATATTGGGAGTGGTGTATCACCAAGCCAAGCAAAGTCCATAGAAGCCGGTTGGAACGCTGGTAAACTGCCGATATTATTAGGACACCCTGCGAGTATGGGTCACGGACTAAACCTACAGGAATGTGGAAGCGATGTTTGCTTTTTCAGTCTTACTTGGGATTTGGAATTATATGAACAATTCTTCCGTCGTATATATAGGCAAGGTGTAAAAGGTAATAGAGTTAGAGTGCATCACTTGATAGCTGAACACACTACAGATGAAGCCATGTTACTCCGCTTGGGTGAACGGGCAAGGGAGCAACATGACCTCAGAACAGCTCTTAAGAAATATCGGAAGAGTCTTCGTCAATAGGGTTGTTATGGTGAATCAGCTTTCCAATAAAGATAGCAAGTGGAAAGCTGAACACTAACCACAATATAATCCACCAGTACCAAGCCATCAGTCGTCTTCCTTATGAGATTCAGCTAGGTTGCTGATTCCTTTCCATATAGCAGCAAATACAGCAGCCGCCAGAGTAGCAACAGCACCCATCGTTTGAGCAGGTGATAACTCGCCGCCTTTTTCAAGTATAGCAACAAGTCGGTACATGATATCCACAGACGCCATTAGTAACAATATTGTCGCTATTCGCATCTGACGTAATGTTTTGTGAATAGGCTGTTGAAATATAAAGCCAAACATCTTTTCCATCATGGGTTCCACTTATCCAATAGTTTGTCAAATTGCTTGCTTGATCTGGCTGCAAAGTACCAGCCGACAGCGGTAGCTGTGAGACCTGTAACAGAAAGAACAACTATACGATAAAGCCCCAATACTTCCTCAGGCTTAAATGCTGTTAGACCGCCTGTAAGCGTTTCTAAAGAATCTAATATCATATAGGTTTGGTACATCAACACGCCAAGTATTAACGGCCTAATGAGACTCTTCAGTGCGTCTGAAAACTTACTGGTTGATTTCTGACTAACTTCAAACGCTTTAGCCTCAATCTTTTCTACCAGTAAACTCCCAGCGACCTTGGCTTCCTCAATACCCATTCGGGCGACTTCAATAGTAGCGTCAGTTCGGGCTTGGATCATATTGACTTCATGGTCAAACTTCATCTTCATATTTTCGCGCTCTTCCCGTTTACCGAGATAGCCAAAAATACCACCGACAACTGAACCAAATCCAGCCGAACCCAATATGTCCAAGAACCAACTCATAACTAATCCACCAATTCCACGTGAGGGTAATCTTTAAACGATTTCCAAAGACCGCCCCACTTTAGTTTATAACCAAGGATAGAAGCTGCTTGTAAGAAAGCAGCCGCAACCATCGCAAGATGTTCGGTATCCCAACTGGCCTTCCCATCAACAAATGCGTAGAAATCAAGAGCCTTTCCGCTTTGGTGACGACTGAGCTTATTGTAACCATCAGCCTTTGATTTACCGTCTAGGTAAAGTTCATTCTGACGTTCCGCTGTACGTTTACCAGAATCAGCAGGATGACCGAAATCAACTACAGTGATCTGGATAGCCAGATCACTGATTTCAACTAAGCGAGGGTCTACACCCTCACGTCGCTGCTTAGATTTAGATGATAATTGATACATATATTACCTATTATGAAGGGTTATGAGTGTTAGCACCAGCACCGTCATTCCAGGTACTATTTGGATTTCCGCCTGTAGCATATACAGGCTTATTTAAGTCTGAGTTAAACACTTGTTTACCTTCCCATTTATTCTGAGTATTGATATTATCACTTATGGAATCAAGTTCAGCAGTTGTTCTAACCTCACCTAATTGGCGA